CCCCGCATGGTGGTACATATGTACTACGTGGTACGTTTGTACTACCCCCACGGGGGGTTAGTCCGATCATCGTCTCTCTAATACGGTAACGGAAAATTATGTTAAAATTTAAGACCAGGTATCTCTAGCTGAGTTTCAGGTGTATAGATAAAGTCCTCTTTACCCTTACGGTGCTGGACAACATAGGTCGTTTTATCAGGACGTTGGAATAACCAATCTTGTTCATGAGGATTAATTAACAACATACTGATCACTTTATCTTCTTTAGGTAGATTCACTACGTTTCAGATATTTATTAATAATATTAAGATTATCTTCATACTTCGAGGCATCATGGAGTTCAGCTTCTATAGCTTCTAGGACACCTGGGTGTTCACCGATACCTACGGGGTTATTCATATATATTTCTATGTTAGCTAGGTGTTTTTCTAGCTCCCCTTTATTGTGGGCTAATAAGGCTTTGAGAATCTTTTCTCTCATTAACATTGTTCTTTAAGTATAGGTACGTGATACCTCCTACTGGACCTATTATCCTTAATAGTAGTAAGAGTAATAATAATTTACGGATCATGGCTTCGCAAACATGATAGTTAGGGGGGAAGAAGTAAAGATTGTGTCTTATTCTCCTTCCCTTTGACCGCTGTTTCCACACACGAAGAGCACCACTTCTCCGTGTATTAGGGGGTGGTTAGACTAAACCCAGGTAGGGACACCGTTTTTAGCTGTGCCTCTAGCTTGTTGTCTTTGTTTAAAATCCATCCCCATTGCTAGGTAATTAGCTTCAGATTGAGGGTCATCCATCCAAGCTTGAAGGTGGTCTTGCCACTCTTGTTTTTGTCTATCTAGTTTTACGGAATCAGCTGAGATGGAGAGGGCATCAGTAAACCATTTGACACCTTGGGCGAGGGCATCGATCCTGTCGTCGTGTTTAACGGCCCCTTTTTCCCTACACATTCTTGAGATTTGGTATCCAAGCATATATTGGAATCTAGTTTCAGTTGGTCTTTCAGACCCCGAATCATAATCCCATTTAATAACTCTGGGATCAATAACCAACCTGTGCTGATTAAAAACAGGCTCGAGGCTGTCAATAATACGATCTTCTTTCCTGACATTAGCTCTTGTCTCCTCTATGTTAATTGGTACGTGTTTGTTAATGGCATGTTTTCTAAATAACTCGGATATCATGCCATCACCAAAGTTAGATTCTATTAATAAGGTTGATGCTTTATATTTATTACATCTAGCAAGTATGGCTAATAAAGTACTGTCTGAATAACCGTCTGTAGAGGCGTAGATTTCATGTAAATACATTATCCCATTCAACTGGGAGATATAACACGCTACAGTCTCATCTGACCCCCTTCCAGAGGGGTCTACGCTGCAGATAGTTTCACTATATGGTTGCCATTCTCCTTGAACCTGCATAGGGCTGTAATAATAATCACCAGGAAGCCCTACACAAGGTAAGTCTTTAACTATGTTGTCTTTACTTGAGCACCAGATAATGTTTTCTGGGGCTGTTTCGGGGTTGACTGGATTAATGATGAGATCGGCAAATTTAAGAGGAAACTTTTCTGCATCAGAGAGAGAAGTGTCCAACATAAACTGTAACATAAAGTTGCTACGACCCATAGCAGATTCACGTTCCAGCAGATCGTCCTCCTTAAATCTTGTATCCGTTGGATTCCAAGTGAGATCTTTTTCATTTTCTAAGTCTTGTTCTAGTTGTGGTGCGAGTAAACCATCATACATAGCCACCTTTCGAGGATATCTAGCTGGCCATACAAAAGGTTTATAAGCACGTTCTCTGAGTTTGTTATAGACGGTAAAAGTAGTCTGAGGAGTTCCAAGGAACATGATACGAGAATCAGGCTTAGGAGTAAGAATAGACTCGCACTCAGTAACAAGTTGAAGAAGTTTTTCACGTTGTAGTTCGGTCATACTGTTATTAGGCACCTCTACATCGTCTAATACCATTAAATCGGCACGAGATCCAGTTAATTGTCCTGTAATACCAACTGATTTAACGCTAGGTGCTTGGTGAGGTGCAGCTGGACCCACATCAAAGCTAACTCTGGACCATCTCTGGTCATCATTCTTAGGTTTGAGGTGTGACATCCAGGGGACTTCCAAAATTAATCTTTGGCAGAAGATTGAGAATGAATCTGCTCTATCCTTAGAAGCCGATACAACCATGATCTTCTTATTTGTATCGTTATATAACGTCCAAAGAACAAAAGCTGCAGTAATCCAAGATTTACCAACACCTCGAAAAGCTTGAATTTGGAGTCTCTTGGGTCCATGTTGTAAATATTCTGCTATACAGAGTTGTGCTCTAGTAGGTGCAGGTAGAGCTAAGTGTGTCCATATACCCGTTAGGAATAGACGGAAATCTTTTTGCAGCTGCACCGCTAAAGGCTCTTCTTTTTTCTTTCTAGGCATTAATCATACCTACTATCGTCAGAACTAAGTGGCGTATTCATTAGATTTATTTCATCCTCACGTCTGATCCTAAGACCTTCCATGTACTGACCATCTGAGTAAACGAATTTACGCATCATTCTATGTATATCATTTACATCACCACTCCTCACAGCTTTCTGTAGATTAGGATAATCAACGGATTCCATAAAATAAGGACCAAGGTTATAAGCAAAAGATGCCATTCCAGTTTTCTGGTTTATATTCATCTTCTGGTAAGTAGGTTCTTTTTCTAACTGCTCTATTCCTTGATTAACAGCAAACCTCATTAATTTATGTGCCTTAGCTTCATTAATTGTGTCTCCTTTTCTAACCCTTGAGCCATCTTCATAAAACTCATTACCATACCCAATAGTCCATTGACCTAAATGAGTAGTACCGTCTTTTTTTGTTGACTTTACTTGATAAGCATCTGGACTGAACTTTTCTTTATCTATTAGAAACTTGTCTAACTCCTCATAGTCTACATTGTAACCCATGTTTGTGGGTACTGGTGGAAGAGGGGGTACAGGCTTTTCTTTTTTCCATCCCATAGTTTGTATATAAAATAGGTTTAAACCCCCTTGCAGGGGCTTGTAGGTACCTTACAGGGTCATTGTATCCAATTAAGGATCAGTGACTCTCTAAGTTGGTTTGGTGGGAAGTTATCCCTGAACCATGTTAGCCAGTTTTGACTTCCTTTGCTTTGATTACACGATACACAAGCGGGAACACAGTTCCTAGTATGGGAACAACCTCCCATACATCTGGGCTGTACATGATCAATGGTAAGATCATTCTCGTTATGGAATTTTCCACAATAAATACATTCATAATTGTTTGCCTCTTTGATAGCTTTTCTCCAGAGTCGATTTGCCTCAGATGAAGTCATAGCTAGTAAATTGTATGTGTAATGGTTTGCGTTAGGAAGAACTGGTGTCATTTTTTACCACGATTTCTTGCTCGGTTTTTAGATGCGTTTTCTCTAACTAATTTTCCTGATTTAGTATGTGAGAAATCTTTACCGCCTTTCCCGTAAGCTTTAGCTTTACGCCTAGCTCTATTCAGTTCAGCACGGTATTTTTTATTGATCTTGAGCTTATTTCGTTGCCTTTGTGCTGCGTTCTTTTTCTTCCGAGACAAAGGATTCTTACGGTAGTTACGGGCACTCTTCTTGAGTTTAGAAAGCGGGAGTTTCTTAGGGGCCATTAGCGTGTTACTGCTCGTTGTACTGCATCAAAATCAACCTTTGGCATGAGGTCAGCTAGGGCACCAAGAGGAGATCCATCCAACGCTATACCTGTGATATCATTCTTATACAGCCAATCAGCTGCCGCTTTAAGGTCTGCAGTAGTGGCTTCACCAGCTTTAATTCTCTCTAAAAACTCTTTAGTAATTAAACTGTGCAGCTCATTGAATTGAGCCTCAGTTGCTCTAGCTTTAGTCATTATTTAGGTAATAAATTCTTCTTTACAAGTGCCACAGCTTGATCATCAAGTGTGTTGTCTGTGGATTTTGCCAAGCCTTCTAGCAAATCAACAACAAGTTGTTTAACTGCTTTGGACTTCAAAAAGGCGAAAAGGATAGGCTTAATTAGTACGATCATTTTTTAGTAGTTTTCTTAGTGGATTTTTTAGCTTTAGCTTTTTCGGCTAGAAGTTCTCTAGCACTTTTACTTCCGTAGGTCATATTTAAAAAGGTTTATACCAAGGTTTCGTTTCCTTGGGTGGAGTGTTTTGTTTAATATAAGAAGCGATAGATACAATGTCAGAACACATAGTATAGAAAGGGGATTTAGGATGAATCATAAAACCTTTCTGCTGTAACTCAGCACATTTAAGTGCTCGTACTAACTCATAATCTAATCGCATCTTTTCTTCTTGTCTTGCTGCTATGCGTCTACACTGTTTTAACCCACTCTTATCTAAAGGTACCATAAAGTTAATTTGAAAACCATAGTTCTCATTCTCTACATAAGCTTCAGGGTCATGTGGCTGTGTATTATTACCCATATAAAATGGGCTAAACGTCATAGTAGAACCGTTACAACTTATATTAGGACCGTAATGCTGCCTAGACGGTGCTCCATTATTCTGGAATTGCACCGCCTGATTGGTTACATTACCTGTCGCAGCTGCAACTGGATTTGATGTGTTTTGTACCTCTGGCTCGCTAGCTAGTGAGGGGCTTCCTACTGTGAGAAGACTGATAAGGACGTAGTAGTAGCGTTTGTTGTGATACTTCTGTCTATGTCTATTGTCTCTACTACAGCTCCTGCTGCTCTGGTTGTTATCTCCAGAGTGAAAGGATCTCCAGCTGCTGTCACCGAGAATGTGGTCCCACTTCCAGAAACATCTGCTGAAGGGGTTATATTTTCGCCAGTCCATTTAGAGTAAGCTCCTCCAAACAGTTCGTGGTCGATAGTCTCGGTAATTGTTTGTGTGGTGGTCGTGGTCGATTGCATAGAACCCTGTGTGAAATTTGGGGTTACTAATTCTGCTCTCGCTACCGTAGGTGCCATCAGTATGAGAAATAAACATAATTTTTTCATTCGTCTTTTTTCTTAACCATAGGGCAATTTACTGTTCCTTTGTCCTTGTTATTGTTACCAGTAGATAAACCAAAAGTTGCAAGTGCTCCAGTAAATACCGAAGCAACGAACGTGATATCGCTATTGCCAGCTTTCTTTATCATAGGTAATTCTACGTAGTTCATCGTAATAATAAAACCACTCCAAACCACAACTCCCAGACGGACAAATGTACCTAAGATTTGGATTTGGTGTTCTTGATCCTCTGCTGCGTCTTTGAGCTTTCCGAGGAGTCCTTTTTTTTCTTCCTGTTTTCCTTCCATTTATTAATTTTACCTTGTAGGAATTTCT